AAAGTAAAAAGCCGATCTTAAGGCCAATTACGGAAAACATTAAACCTTACTTGCTTGAAGCAATGGAATTCAGCCAAGGTTCTGAGTACTTGTTTACAATTGATGGGACTTCAAGGCCGCTAGGTGAGACATCCCATCTCACAATGCCAAACAACATTTTCCAATGGCTTAAGAGGCATAAAGGTGTTGATCTGGAGCACTGGTCTGTACACGATCTTCGTAGAACTATGCGTACCAATATGTCAACGATTGCACAGCCTCACGTATGTGAGATCATGTTGGGGCATGCTCTTCCAAAGATATGGGGTACATACGATAAGCATGATTATTTATCAGAGCAGAAAGAAGCCTACGAGAAGTGGATGGATAGACTGGAATCAATTTGGAAGAATGAAGCGCTAGATAACTAGCGCTTTTTTTTGTAGTGGCCACGATTCATACCAACCCAGTAGTTTGCCTGAATCATAGTTATTTCCTGCGCCTCTGCATTCAGAAAACGGCTTAGGCATTGGGTTTTCATAAAGCTCGCCATTTTGCCAACGGTTTAGAGTTCGTGATGACCTACCAAATATTTCCTCTAAGTCAGGAGTTTTTAGTACTGGGCGTGAACAAAGCGCCTCTTTAATAGTCATTCCTTCAAACTTATTCATAATACCTCCTTCTTAATATCAATTAACTCAAACGGTAATTTGGTATCCAATCCCTTGCATTCATCCTTATATCCAAAACTTACAAGGATGTGATAAAGGGCAGAGGCTTGCTCCGCCGTGAATGTTTTGGTTGTGCCTGATTGACCTATAACAAGTGGTGCAAATTCTTCGGCAAGTTCTTGGGCGATGTGTTGGAGATCCATCAATACACCTCCTTGAGAAGTTGATGCTTCATGTTTTTGACTTTGGCCATTAACAAACAAGACTCATTATTTTCAGGATTAGCCAATTTTTGATAACTCTGGTTGTATCGAACCATGTCGGTTCTACTCATAAGAATTAAGTTATCTAACCGGCAATCTGTCTTATCCTGATTTTTGAATGCCAAGACTTGGTTCATAGGAACGGGGCCATTTTCTTTTTCCCAAATTACCCGGTGTTTCAACTCAAAGATATTCGGCTCTGCTGTTTTGATAAGAATATATCCATCTTTAGAACAAATACGCTCGTAACCAACAGGTTTTTTATTCCAGGATATTTGGCCCTTTTTAAAGTTTCCTGAGTTTGGTTTGCAGACACCTTTGGTGCCTGTATTCCAAGGTTTTGAGCCTTTTTCAAAACAACCCGTTCTTCCAGATTTCCATTTGTTCCTGGTGCACAGGGATTTAATCTGATCAACAGAAAATTTACTTCCAAATACACCATTAACCTTTTCTGTAAGTTCTTTACGGCTTAAAGTGCAGTTGGCTTTAATAAAGTCCAGTTGCTCTTGGCTGTAATGGATAGCGCTACCTTTAGCCATAAATCACCCAATTAAGTTCTGTGGAATTTCAACTGAATCGGCATTTTTAAGCCCACGATATTCAGCAACCAATTTTGCAGCGTTTAAACGCATATTATTGTTCTTAATAACTTGTTCACTAATTTTCTCAATGGCCTCAGCTTTTTGAATCTCAGCTTCTAGCTCCCCACCTTTTAAATTCGGATTACTTAGACGATCGAGCTGTGCAAAAAGAACAGCATTTAGATCCATTGGTGTATTGTTCATCCCGCCACCTCAATTTCGCGTTTGTTTCGAGCGAAAAGCGCATATGCATCATCCTCGCCAAAATGAATATCAATTAAGAAAAAACCACAAGGTGCAATCGGATCCCATGTAGAGATATCGCAAGCATCCATCATTTTCTCCCATTCATCAGGGTTTACATGACCTTCCATCCAGTACGTGACTGTTTGAATATTGAAATGGTTTTTAAGCTGATCCCATTCGTCACGGCTTATGTACTCTTTACCATCTAGATTTTCACTGACATAGCTTGAGTAAACAGGGTGGGTCCAAGTTCCCATCTCACCCCTGATAATTTCAACTGGTTCCAGTTGTTTTGTTTCCATCACACTCTCCTGAGCAAACATCTGCGCAAAATCCTGATTTATTGTTTAAATTGCGCAAATAATTGCTCTAAATCTTTATTTAATCGCGTTTTAAGTATTGCGAATATCCATCACGCGACCTCATAGAAGCGCTTAGCTTCATCAAAATCAGAAGTAATTAACTCAACACCATCTTTGTAGCAGTGCACGATTTCACCGTACTTAAAAGCTTGTTCAGCCTGCTGCATGTTTTTGCACTGGTACATCGGTTCTTTAAACCAGTCTTCTGTATAAAACATTTGTTTCTGGTGTTCTTCGGTTGTGCCTTCCCACTCTTGAACCTGAAAATACTCATCAAATGACTCAATCATGAACTCATTACCTTCAGCTTTAGTCATTGCTCTGTAGCGAGCCAAAGCACGTTCAGCAATTTCTTTTGATGCAGCAGGTGATTGCTCATGAGTACTATCATCTTCAGGACAGATTCCTATGCACCACAATTTATTATTTTCCATCACGCCACCTCATTAAATGGATCATGTTTCTTAAATTCTTCAAATAATTTGGCAGCTGGTCTGTTTAATCGACCGTTTTCCAAAATCATAACGCCACGTGGAAAGTTTCGATTGTTGATCTCGTGGTAAAAAGAGATAACACCAGCACGCGCCACACCTTTGTATCCAAGCTTCGCTAGCCAAATCAGGAATGCTTCACTCATGAGTGGGTGGACAAGAGTTGCTTTTTTCATAAAGTCACCAATGCTTTACGGAGGTAAGGATCTAAGTCATCTTGACGTAGCAACCAAGTCACATAACTTGGATCAAGGTCTTTAATGGCAGTACCTTTATGCTTTCCAAAAGTTATGTACTTCGGTATACGAGCAGTTTCTGACATGATGTACAGAGAGTTCATGTCTTTAATACCCAGCTGCTCTACTAATGCTTTTAGAATTACTCCTGTGAAATAGATGTCTGCTTTAGCGTTGTGGGCATGTCGAAGGTGTTTTCGTGCAAGCTCCAAATCATCCATAACGTGGTAGTACATAGCGCCTAGTGTGTGGGGCAATTCAGGCCATACCATGCGACATAAAGCCAACGTGCAAATACCTTTGACAGTGAAGTCTGGCTGGCATTTCTGAATAGCTTTAATGTCATAATCAATATTGTGTCCAATTAGGTATTGGACATCTTGAGGCATCTTGAATGTGTCAAAGCTTGGCTTTTCAGCAATATCAGCTTCAAGAATGTGGTGCGTTGCTAAAGCACCCAGAGCGATAGGCTCAGGGCATGAGAAGTACTCATCAAAAACTTCCCCTTGGTTGATTACCAACACCCCTTGCTCAAAAGAGCAAGGTGCGTAAGCAATCTCAATTGGGTAACCATTTAAGTCGTGAGTTTCCGTGTCTAAAATCAATGCATTCATAGCCAATTAACCTCAGTACGGAAAATCATCTTGCTGGTTGGCACCTAACACTGGTGGCACATCATCGTAATAACCATCAAACCCGCCTTGGTTGTAACCATTGTTCTGGTTAAAACCCTGGTTACTTCCACCATAACCACCACCATTATTTTGTTGGTAGCCACCACCATTGTTGTTTTTAGGCTTACGCGTAGTGATAGGGTTAGACATAAGCGAAGCAAGTGATTTTGGTAGTGCCTCAGGTGTAGTTTTACGTTCAATAATTTCCTTGGCCATCAGCTCACTTTGAGCGTGAAAACAAGAGAAGAAATTCATCTGGTGTTTCCATTCACCGTTGTCATTTTGGTAATTTTCTCGCTGCAGAAGAAAACCAATACGCTGGTTAGCCACTTCAGGGGCTACTACACAATTTTTAGTAATACGCTCTTTAGCGTCAAAGTCATATTTCTCTAAAGGTGCATTTGTTGGTGTTAGACCACGAGCACCAACACAAGCGAGCAGAGCATTAATTTTGTGAACTCCACCCAATGGAGTACCGTCTTTTTTCTCGGTCCAAATAGAAAATGAAGCAGATTCTTTATTGTCTGTTTCAAATTCAATTTCAAAACCAGTTGTACCTGATTTCGCTGTGATAAATTCCATATGCTTAATCACACCAATATATTTTCCAGCTTCTTCAATACGTAGACTGCTGTCTGCTTGCTTTGCTGAGTCAGGATTAAAGCCAAATTGTTTGTATTGCTGATTCATGAGTGTTACTCCAAGATTTAATAAGGTTTATTAAGCAGATTGGTCTTGTGTTTGAATTTGAGGGTTTGGGATGCCATAGAATTCGCAAATCGCCACATCCACATGGTTTAAATCGTTTTCAATATGGTCAGTTTCAAACAAGCCATCAGGGGACTTAACAGTCGAATTGCCATTGTTTTTAGTCTGGAATACGTATTGACCATTAATCACAGCAGTCTGAAGGCAAGTGGTTACCATGCCCTCAAGAGTGATTTTCTCGTCTAGCATCTTCCCAATAGTTTTGATCTTGGTTTTACCTTGAGCGTCTTCTTCGGTATGACTTAAAAGGTATACGCGCTTATGGTCATGGGCATTAATTGCTGCGTTGAACACATCCCATGCATTGCGGCCGATCTCGGTGAACTTATCAAAGCTCTTTTCAGAACTACGACGCATGAACTCATTCGCCATAACATACTGAAAGTCATCAATAATAATGATTGGACGCTTAGATCCATTAATTACATTAATGATGAATTGAGGGTTATCAGAGACCAAAATTGAACCCTGTTTATTTTCGGGTGTGATGTATTTCCAATTAGGCGAACGAAACGGCAATGGCTTTTTGATTACCTGAATTAACAGCACATTTCGCGGGTCCAAGTTTCTTAAGCTTGTAGATTTACCAGTACCAGACTGGCCAAGGATTAAAGTTGCAATACTCATTATTCATTACTCACTATTCATTATTTAAAGGGGAGGATTGGTTGCTATCGAGCACCAACCCAACCTGCGCGACGTTTGTACTCACGCCGTTCACGAAGTGGAATGTGTGTGCGTTGTAGGGCAATTGCTAAGTTCTTCTTCCGTTGGAATGCGCGTTCACGTTCAAAGTTTTCACGGATCCAAGGTTTAGCCACTTGCTCTTCAAGAGTGACTTTTACAAGACCGTTTGCTGTTTCCTTGAAAATGTCTTTTCCTTTTGCCACATAAACGACAGGGTACTTAGTCCCAAGGCTTAAACGTGTATTGCCTTGAGAATCGTCATCAAGACGCTTAGAGAAACTATTTTGAGTAGAAGTAGTCATTAGCCTGCCTCCACTAAACGATGCTTTTCGATATAGCCTTTGATGAGGGCATTGAAGTTCTGATGGTCGATGTGGTTTGTGAAGTCGTTGTATGGATTGCCTAG